GGAGGTAAAGGCAAAGGAAAAGGCGGAGGAGGTGGCGGAGGCGGCCAACCAAAAGGTGCTCAAGTTGACATGGGCAAGATTGCCGAAGGGGACAACCAATTGAAGAAATTCTTCGAAGACCTCTTTGGGCGAATTGGTGAGCTCTTAGCCAAATTCAAAGCTGGATTCGATGCCGCATTCCACTCTGAAGGTTTGGAACGAATGAAAGTGGCTCTTGAACGAATCGGAGCTACCCTCCAAGAAATCTTCACGGATCCACAAGTCGTCCAATCGTTCAACACGATGCTTGATAAGTGGATGTATATGTGGGGACAATTTGTTGGTGCACTCGCTTCTGTTGGAGTGGGAATCGGTGTATTCCTAACTGAATCCATAGCAAACGCACTAGACAATCACAAGGAACAAATCAAGCAAGCTCTCATCAAGTCCATGGATGCTCGTGGAGATATGTTTGAAGCAGCTGGAAACATTGTTCAAGCATTAGGTGATGGAATCTATAAGATTTTGACAAGCGAAGGAGCAGTCAGAATCGGAACAGCAATCGCAGGGGCATTCATTAGTCTCTACTCAGATGTTGAAGAAATTGGTTCTAAAATCGGACGAGATGTGATGAAAGCCATCGAGACGATTGTCACTAAGAACGCTCCTAAACTGACTCAAGCAATCAACACAGCATTGAAAAATATTGCACCAATATTTGAAACTCTCGAAAGAGCTGTTGAAGATGTTGGTTCGATGTTTAAACGTGTGTACGATAATAGTATTGGTCCGTTGATTCTTCAATGGGGAGATATGATATCGGGATTGGTTGGAACGATTATCGATGGATTCAACAACCATGTGAATCCAATCCTTGAAAAAGTTGGAAAAGCATTTGGTGATGTGTACGACCAATTCGTGAAGCCAATGATTTATTCATTAGGCAATGCCATCTCGAGCATTGTGGAAGCTATAAGCAGGATTTGGACAGCACTTGAACCACTATACAACTTACTTGCTAGTGCATTAGGTCCGATTCTTGGAGTTATTGCTGGATTGTTAGGTGGACTCTTGCTTGCTGCTATCGCTGGAATTTCACTCGCATTGAAAGGCTTATTCGACTTCTTAAGTTGGATTTTCGATATTCTTGGAAATGGTGTGACCGCAATCGCTGAATTTGCTGACAAAGCAATGACAGCAATCCCAGAAGGCTTCCAAGCTGCTTGGGATGGAATTGTGGCGATATTCGGTGGAATCGGTCAATGGTTTGCGGATCGTTGGAATGACATCGTGACCGCACTCAGCAATGTTCCAACATGGTTTTCAACGATGTTCACAAATGCATGGAACAGCATCGTGAATGTATTCAAAGCAATCGGTCAATGGTTCAAGGATAGATGGAACGATGTGGTGAACGCACTATCGAATGTGGCGACATGGTTCGGGACAATGTTCAAGAACGCATGGAATGGAATCGTGAACGTGTTTAGTGTCGCTGGCTCTTGGTTTAGTGGCATTTGGGGAGGCATCAAGGCGGTGTTCTCTGGTGTGGTTGAATTCTTCCGAGGAATCTTCCAAGGAGCTTGGAACACGATTACAAGCATCTTCTCAACGATTCCAAATTGGTTCAGCAACATCTTCTCAAAAGCATGGGCAGGAGTTCGAGATGTATTCTCGACTGGCGGTCGCATCTTCATGGGAATCACTGAAGGGATTCTCGGAACGTTCAAGACGGTCGTGAATGGAATCATCGGAGGTATTAACCGAGTGATTACAATCCCGTTCAATGGAATCAATGGAATCCTTGATGGGATCCGTGGAATCAGCGTGATGGGTGTGAGCCCATTCTCTTGGATTGGAAGAATCAGCACACCTCAAATCCCAATGCTGGCTCAAGGGGGATTCGTTAAGGCGAACACTCCACAATTGGCGATGATTGGGGATAACAAGCACTACGGGGAAATTGTGGCACCAGAGAACAAGATGCTTGCAATGGCTCGTGAAGCTGCTCGATTATCGAAAGATTCGAACAGTAGTGCGGAAGTAGTTGCGTTACTAAGACAATTAGTCACATTAGTGGCTGGAATGGACTTGAACATCGATGGCGAATCGGTAACAAGAAAAATCTTTGATATCGCAAACGGAATCCAACAAAAAACAAATCAACCATTATTAGACTTTTAGGAGGTGCATAGAGTGAGCGAAATTATAGTGAATGGAGTTGCTCTTGCATCTCCTACATCAGTATCACATAGCGATGAAATCATTTGGAGCTCTGGGACTGGTCGAAGTGCGAACGGTCTTATGAGTGGAGATGTCATTGCAAACAAAACAACAATTCAAATCTCTTGGGGAATCTTAACTCAAGATGAATATAACGCCATTCGAAACATCCCAAGCGGGTTCTTCAATGCGACCGTGCAAGGTAAATCGATTAGAGCATACCGAAGCACAGTCACGGGAACTTGCATGGGAACGTTTAGCGATGGCATAACGTACTACAACGATGTATCAACATCGTTCATTGAGCAATAGAGGTGATGAAATGCTGGAAACAACTCAAGAGTATAGAGATGCGATTGTGTCTGATGTTCGAGTGATTCACGCTTCATTCACGCTCAACAATCAGACTTATGATAAGTCACATCTTAAAAAAATCGAACATGATGCTTCCATCTCTGGAGGCTCATCGTTCGTCCCTGGTGGCACATTCATCAATTCTCTATCGGTCGAACTGAATCAGATAGTCGAAGGAATTGAGGAGATGATGCCATCAACAGCGAGCCTCGGAGTTCAAACAATCAACGGTCAAGCGGCACTGTTGCCCCTTGGTCGTTTTTTTGTGACTGAAATCAAGCTCGACCGTAACTCTAAAGTTACAAAATTAAAGCTTCAAGATGAATTCGTGAGATTGCTTGGAACGTATGAAAGCAAACTCTCGTATCCAACAGGGTCCCGAGAAATCTTCCAAGAAATCGTGACGATGACTGGAATCCCTGTGAGTGATGCAATCAGTCTCCCAGATGTGTCCATTAAGACCAAATTGGAGAAAACGACATTCAGAGATGCCATCATGTATCTTGCTCAATTAGATGGCACGTTCGCACGATTCAATCGTGATGGCAAGCTCGACTTCATCGATTTGAAGCCTACGACAAAACAAATCACGAGAAGCCAATATGGTGCAACTGGATTGGTTCGAGACGAAATCAAGTACAAGCTCGGATCCATTGAATGTACTGTCGATAAGACCAAGATTGTATCGGGGAATCGTTCGGGGAACAAGATGGTTCTCAAGAATCCATGGATGACTCAACAATTGCTCGATAGATTGTACAACAAGTATCGAGATTTGAGCTTCTATCCATACGAATTATCATGGCGAGGCGATATCGACACCGAACCCGGTGATTGGGTCTCAGTTTATTGGGGACAAGAGAATACACGATTCGACATTCCTGTGTTCTCGCATCACATCACATTTGATGGTGGATTGAGCTCGAAGACGAATGCAAAAGAATCTGGGCAATCTCAATCACAATACAAGTATCGTGGACCCGTCCAAGAAAAGCTTGATTATATTGAGAGCCTTACAACCAAAATCGGTCGCTTGTATTTGGACGAGGCTGAACCTATCAACCCCAAAGAGGGCGACAAGTGGATGAAGCCTAGTGGTGGATATGCCATCATGTATGAACGTGTGGACGGTCAATGGATCCGTAAGGTGGACACCGCTGACCTGAACAAGATTATCGAGACGATAACGACTGATGAAGTCATTGCAAAGAAGATTAGTGCTGGATTGATTCAATCACTAGAAATCAACGCAAGGCAAATCACAGCGGGCTCACTCGATTTGAATCGAATCTCCATCACGAATGGCAGCAAACCAATCATGGAAGTTCGAGATGGCAAAATCTACTTCGATGTGTCAATCGTAGAAGATTTTAAAAAGCCCATCAAAGAAGTCGAAGCAAAGCTCGAGTTGAAGGCTGACAAGCTCATCACAGAAGACCAATTGAAGCATCTACAAGACCAACAATTGGTGATGATGCAAGAGATGAAGGCAAAAGCGACTCTTGAGACGGTCTTGGAGTGGAAGGCTAAGTATGAATCATTCGTAAAATCGAACGAATCAGACAGAAAACAAGCCCAAGATGACCTTGTGGCACTCTCTCAACGTATGATTGGGATTCAAAACGACTTAGGCTCTATGACAGCTATTTGGAACGCTATTGACCGCAATATGAAATTCGGGAATGAAGGGCTCTCGATTGGGAATCCTCAAGGAGATAGCTCGATTCTTGTGTCTGACAATCGAATCTCGATGATGAGTGGTGGACGAGAGGTCATGAGCATTTCTCAAGGTGTGATTCACATCGACAATGGGGTGTTCACGAAATCGATTCAAATTGGATACTATGTAGAATCTCAATACAATGTGAATCCAAAATTCAACGTAATTCGTTACGTAGGACCGTAGGAAGGAGGTAAAAGATGGGAATTCAATACTTCGATGGGAACTGGCACACTTACATTCGATATGAAGTGAGTACGCTATCCCAAGACCGTGTGGCGAATACTACGACCGCACGAGTAAGCTTGTACATCGGGAATGACCCCGGTGGATATGAAATCCAATTTGACCCAACCTACGGGGCATACATGGGAGTGCAACTAGCAGGACAAAACAAGTATCTCAAAATTGAGCACCTATTCATTAAGGGCTCAGAGCGTTCTCTTGGAAGTGTGGACTTCACATTCACACACGATGAAGATGGACAAGCGACACGCAAGATTCTCTTGTGGTCGGGCTCTACGAGTGGAATCAATTATGGTGGATGGTATTTGGGCTCAATCGACACGAGCTTCACACAAACGTTCGCTAAGATTCCAAGAATGTCGAAGGTCGCATCCGTATCTGGAACGAGAGAGCTCGGACAAGAGCTCACAGTCACTCTTGACAGAAAGGTCGAATCCTTCACGCATCAAGTTTGGTATAAGGTATGGGGCTCTGATTGGTACGATTTAGGAACAGGACTTGGAACGACAGTCAAATTCACTCCTTCACCCGAGAATGCACGAAAGAATGTGAACGTGGCATCGAGCACGTTTGATATTTGTGTACGAACATTCGATGGCAACAAACAAATCGGAATTGATGAGTATAGCATTGGATGGTATATCGGACTCCCTAGTGGAACACAACCAACGCTTGAGAGCATTGAGCTTGTGGACAAAGCCAAAGCAACAAAAGACATCGTGGGCAAGAATACATTCGTCCAAACGTTCTCCGAGATGGTAGGAACGTTCAAAGGGATGGAGGGCACTTACGGATCCACAATCAAGACATTCCATGCTGAGGTCGTGGGACAGAAGATGGCAATCACCTCGAATGGTGGCACATTCCAATTCTTCAAGAACTATGGTGATTACAATGTCGAAGCGTATGTCATCGATAGTCGAGGGCTCAAGTCCAATGTTGCGACCGTACCAATCAAGGTGCTTCAATACTTCGCTCCGATGCTTTCGTTTGAAGCGGTTCGAGGCGGTGGAGACCAACAAACGATTGTCGTCCGAAGAACAGCCAAAATCGCACCACTCATGGTCGATGGAGTTCAGAAGAATCCAATGCGTTTGAAATTCAAAGTCAAACCCGCTTATGACGGATACTTCACGGACAACAAGGGCGGAGGAGTTGATTCATTAGTCATCAACTCACTCACGAATTCAAATTCGGACTTGTTTGGGGCATTCGCTGCTGATAAGGCTTGGATTGTCGAAGGTACAATCTCGGATGCTTATGCAAGCTTCACATTCACCGCTCCAATCGTTGGTCCCGAAGAAGTAGTCCAATGTAGGACTCCAAATGGCACAGGATTTGGAAAGGTGTGGGAACGAGGTTCAATCGATGCGAAGGGTGACATCTACTCACACAATGAGCTTGTGCAAGTGGGAAGGCTGACTCAAATCGATGGTAAGTCCATAAAAATGACAGGATCCGCAAATGACTTGATGAAGACTGGGATGTTCTACTCTCACGGGATGAGCGACCTCCCGTCAAATTTGACGGGCTCTCAATTATATGGATACATCCAAGTGAATACACATCCAAGTGATGAGAACTATGTGATGCAAACTTATACACCATACGATGCGAATGTCATCTACATGAGACGAAAAACGCCCGTCACAGGATGGCATCCTTGGGTTCAGTTCACTCCGAGCAATGTACCACTCTTTGGTGAATGGCATGATGCTCCTCTTACAAATGGATGGAAGCATTATGGTGGGAACGACACGAATGTTCAATATCGTAGAGATTCAGAGGGTAGAATCTATTTGAGGGGTAGTTGTCACGGTGGAACATATATCAATCGTGGCGGAACGATTTTCACGCTTCCTAAAGAATATAACCCGAAAAAGAAATTCTATATTCGAGCAATTACGGGAGATTATCAAGATTGTTATTTGATTCTATCTCCTGAAGGGGAGCTGTACTGTGCTAAAGATAACCAAGTGCAAAGAGATTGGTTATGTTTAGACGGAATTATAATCTAAGGGGGCAAAATTATGAATTTAGAACAAGCAAAAACACGCAAGACTCAACTTGAAAGAGAGATTGAAGTATCAAAAGAAGAAATCTATACATTCTCAATCGACAAGTCGAAGCTTGAGCAGCAAGCTCAAAACCTTCAAGACAAAATCGAATTTAAGAGTCGAGACCTCAACACCAAGCAACAAGAAATCAACACTCTGGCAACAGCAATCGAGGTCATGGAACGATGAATCCATTCTTCTCCGATGCTGTCGTAATCGCTGTGATAGGTGGTGTTGTGAGCGTGATTACGGCACGAATATCGGCTCAATCAAAGAAGAATGCTGAGAACATATTGAATCGATTGAGCGATATGTCTGAGCAAATCCAAGATGTGAGAATGGATGTTCAGAAAGTCGAGAGCATTGGAAACGACAATCGAGAAGGTATTCGAACCACAGCGAGATTCAGACTGTACGACACAATGTCAAGAGCCATCGAACGTGGTTGGACAACAGTCGATGAAGCTCGAGAGATTGGCAAACTATACAAAGCATACGTGAATCTTGGGGGGAATGGAGAAATCCATGACTTACATGAAATTTTCTTGAGATTGCCAATCAAATCAAAAACAGAAATCAATATACAACTAAGAGAGGATGTTTAAAATGGAACAATTACAAGCAACAATCATCAATGGAATCGTGAGCGTGTTAGTAGTCTTAGTAGGACTAGCGTTCACAGGCTTGAAAGGATTCATCGAAACTAAAGCGACCGAATTGAAAGCCAAAACAGATGCTAAGAACTACGAGCTTGCAAAATCAATCACTCAAACAGTCGTGAACGCTGTGGAACAAATCTTCCGAGATGTTCAAAACGCAAGTCAAGACAAGTTCCAAGTGGCTTTCGATAATGTGACGAAAGAACTTGAAAAAGCTGGAATCAATTTGGATGATGAATCCAAGAAGGTATTGATTGAATCTGTCGTGAATGGATTCAATGAATTGAAAAATATTGAAGGTTAAGAATACGGATCCACAGAGGGCTCATTGCGAGTCCTCTTTTTATTTAAAGAAGGGAGGAACGTATGGAAAAAGTAATCGAGAAATATTTGAGTATTACATCAGCCAATCGAGTCGTTGAGCATTTAAACAATGAAATATATAGCAAAGACAAAGGCACAGCAACATTCAAGTTCACTACTGATGAGTTGAAAGCCTCTAAGGTTCTTTGTCTCTTTTATTTCAAGTACACAAAACGATACAAAACAATCGAGGCTACAATCGAGGGCAACAATATCACAATTCCATTCGATAGTTCACTAATCACTACCGATGAGCCTGTGGTGGGCTATATCTATTTTGAAAAGGTAGAAAAATCAACGGATGTTTACTCGTTTGTATTTAATGTCCGTGTTAGTGAAATTGATAAGGCTCAAGAAACACCGTTCATCGAACGAGTGACGGGGCGTGTGATTGATGTTGATAACATCGTAACCAAACAAGAATTGGACGAGCTTTTCAACAAAATCAAAGAGCAAGGTGGAACGTATGACGACAGTTCATTGCGTGGCGAGATTTCGAAAATCTCGGGCAAAATTGAGGCTTTAGAACAAAAGACGGATAAAGACACCATCTATGACGATGAGCCCTTAAAACGCCGAGTATCAGCTTTAGAGAACAAGCCCGAAATCGACACGAGCAACTTCGCGACCAAACAGGAACTACAAAATATTGCCTTAACGCCCGGACCGAAAGGAGACAAGGGTGAAACTGGTGAACGTGGGCCGATAGGGTTGACGGGACCGCAAGGGTTGACGGGACCAAGAGGGGCAGACGGTCAGCAAGGCTTACAAGGTATTCAAGGCGAGCGAGGTC